AGACAGGGTTAGAGGCACAAGCTGATTTGAATGCTCGCCGGAGGTTGTAAAAATATATTTATATGAAAAGAAATACTATGAAAGTAATTGAATTAAAACCAAACGATTTATTATCAGCTGAAATAGAAGCTGTTGCATTAGTACAAGAACCTGCTATTGAGGAGGATTTTTACGCATTTAATGCTAAGCAATACTATTTTGAAACTTATAACGATTACCCACAAGCTGCTCGTAATGCTGCAGAACAAGGTATTAAACGGAATGAGGAATTAGGTAACCCATGCGCAACTCAAGTAGGTAAGGTTCGTGCGCAACAACTTGTAAATGGGGAAAACATATCATTAGATACCATACGAAGAATGCGGTCATTCCTTATCAGACATAAAGATAGCTATGAATTAGCAAAAAGTAGAAAGGATTATGAGGCATGTGGATATATCAGTTATCTGCTATGGGGTGGACCAAGTGCCCTGCCATGGGCCGAAAAGAAGCTAAGACAAGCAGGTGAGAAGATAGATTCTGCTATGGTGCTGCAAGATGTGGATAGTGAATACTCATTTGCTGAAATAGGTCCAAGGGGGGGAGTTAAACCATCACCAAAAGCACCTAAAAGCGATACACCAAATCCAAATCCAAAAGGTGAAGGAACTGCTAAAGGTGATGCTTCAACAACCAAAGGAGCTCAAGTAGATAAAGAAACTGAAGAAACATTGAAGAAAAAAGCAGATGAGTTTAATGAAAAATACAAAGATAAATTAGGTTATGGGGTCAATGTTGGAATGTTAAAATCAGTTTATCAGCGTGGAATTGGTGCATATAATACATCTCACTCACCCAATGTATCATCAGCAAAGCAATGGGCGTTAGCGCGTGTAAATTCATTCTTATATTTGGTTAAAGAAGGTAGACCAGAGAATAAAAAATATATTACCGATTATGATTTATTACCAACCAAGCACCCTAAACATGAGCAATTATCTGAAATTGAATATGAAGTATTTAGACATATATTCGCAGAAGAATTAGGTTTAGAAGTGGGTGCTTTGCCGGATTATGAAAATGCACAACGTAGGTTAGTTGGACCGGTGATGATACCCAATAGGCTAATAAAAAGGTATGATGAAGATAATGATGAAGAATATTGGGTGTATTTCAGCGAAGAAACCATAAAAGAGCTGGCAGAAAAGTTTATGAAGAATGGTATTATACACTCCAGTAACATAGAGCATGATGGTATTCCGGTTGAGGGTATATCAATGGTGGAAACGTGGATAATTGAAGATACAAAACAGGATAAAAGCAATTTATATGGAAAAAGCTATCCAACCGGTACATGGATGGCTGTATATAGTATTGATAATGCTGATATATGGAAAAAAATTCAGTCAAAAGAAATTAAAGGTTTTAGTGTAGAGGGGTGGTTTGCTGAAAAGTTTTTTAGACAATAGTAAATGATATTTATACTTAGATGCCAATACCTACACCAAAACCACAAGAAGAAAAAGAACAATTTATAGGCCGCTGCATCAGCTTTTTAGAAGGTGAAGGAATGGATGATAAACAAGCAGCCGCCATTTGCTATAACCAATTTTATGAAAGCAAAACTATGAAAAGCAATATAGACCAATATAGGACATACGAAGAAATAAAGAATAACACTATGGCCGAATTAGAATCGGTAACACAAGAAGAACTTGCTGATTGTATGGCAAAATTGCGTGGGAATGTGCCTGGCAACACATATACATCCCCAGCATTTGAAAAAGTTTGCTATGAACGCATTTTAGCCCGCAAAAAGCAATCTACGAACCAATAGTAAATGATATTTATACATAGATTTAATTAAACAATCAAGAAAAACCGCAATTATGAATACAAACAAATTAAAAGAACTCGTAAAAAGTTACTTCAATTTGCAGGAAAAAATGGTGTTTGGTGAACTGAAAGACATTAATGGTGCGTTTACACTCGTATTTGAGGGTGATACATTAGAATTAGGTAAAGCAGTAAAAGTTAGAACAGCAGAAGGACAAGAGTTAGCAGCACCAGATGGTTATCATGTACTCGAAGGTGGCATCAAAATCAAAACTGAGGGTGGTGTCGTTGTAGAGATAGAAAAGGAAACCGAACTGGTGGAGCAAGTAACTCCCTCTGATATTGAAGAAACTAATATTACTACCGAAAAATCAGCAGACCCAAACGCAAATCCGGTTACTAATGATGTAGTTAAACTTGCAGCAGAAGGTGAAGAAGTAAAAGATACTATTACATTCCCCCAAATTGCAGAGGCTATAGCAGAGGTAATCAAAAGCGAAATGGAGTTCGTAAAGAAAGAAATGGCAGAATTAAAAACCAAAATGGAAAAGATGTCCGCCGAACCAGCCGCTGAAAAAACAATTCCGGCTAAAAAATCATTCTCACTTGAAAATCGTACAAATGACATTATAGATGTTAAAAGATACGCAATGATGAGAGAGTTAATTAAAAATAAGAAAACAAACTAATAAAAGAGAAAACACAAAATGGCACTAGTAACAACAGCATTAGCAGATTTTAATAACCAGCTCGCAGGTGAGCTCGTATTAAAGATGGTATATGGTGGTTCAACCGTAGAGTATGTGACCGTTCAAGAGGGTGTAAAGTTCCAAGAGCCAATCAATTTATTTGATGTCTCTATTACAATGAATAACTCCACTTGCGTATCTACTGCTGCAGGTTCAGCTACCTTTACACAAAGAAACATTGAAGTATGCCCTCGCACATCATTCGATGCCCTTTGCTTGAAAGATTTAGATAAAAAATATCTGGGTATTTCCTCATTGGGTAAGGGTTCTTACAATGAAACATGGGCATTAGCAGATGCATATTCGCAACTGTTAGTAAACCAATTCCAAAAAGCAAACGATTTATTCTTATGGCAGCAAGTCAGCGGTTCAGCTTCTACTTATGGTGGAACTTGTGCTGTAAATGGTTTGAATAGAATTATCACAGGTTCAACCGCTGGAGTAGTTACTTCTTCTGTAACATCAGTAGCACCAGCCAGCATTTTGAATACAATGGATGCGATGATTCAATCCTCTTCGGCAGATGTAGCAAATCGTGAAGACTTGACATTCTTTATGAGTGTATCAAACTTCCGTAGTTATATCACAGCATTGAGAAGCGCTAACAACTTCTACTTCGATCCAGGCTCAGTAACCAACCGTCCAAACTTGTATGAAATGGCATACCCATTCTCACCAAATATTAAGGTAGTAGGAACAACTGGATTGCAGGGTTCAAATAGAGTAGTATTAGGACCTGCTAAACAAATCGTAGTAGGTACTGATTTACTTTCAGACTTTAGTGAGTTCCAATTGTGGTATGATATCAATACGGATACCTTACGACATAGGATAGCAACCAAACTCGGTGTGAACATAGCATATCCTGAGTTCTGGGTAAGTAACGATTTAGCTTAACAATTAAATAGGAAAAACACATGCCAGCACCTTGTCAAATTACATCAGGATATACATTAGGTTGCCGCGATAATATCGGGTCAATCAAAAATATCTTCATCCTCAGCGGTTCAGTTACAGCAGTAGTTGCACCGACAGAAGGCTTGATAACCCAATTGTCGGGTAGCGGTCAGTTTTTTAAGTTTGAATTGTTTAGAGAAACCAGCGATTTTGCTGAAACGATGACGGTAATACCTGAAAATGGAACTATTGTATATGAAACTACTACGAATGCAGTATTCTTCAAAATGCAAGTTTCCACTCGTAACCAAATTCGCTTACTTTCCGGCAATCAAAACATTAAATTGATTGTTGAGACTAACAACTCAGATGCAACATCAAAGTTCATTTATGTGGGTAAAGATAATGGAGTAACCCTTACTACATCAGCCGGAACATCAGGCACCGGTTTTGGTGATAGAAACGGATACGCATTAACCTTTGTATCACGCGAACCTGAACCATCTTTATTCCTGTCCGCATCTTCTTACGCCGGCCTTGCATCACTTTTGCAAACCGGTTTAACTATTCAAACTGGTTCGATATTCGGACCAGCGTAATACATTTTATATTCATTCATTTTTAGGGGGAGGGTGGTAAGCTCTCCCCTTTTTTATATAATACTATGTTACTGAATAAATCACAACCAATAAATACAATAGCATGGCTACCAAATACACCATATCCTGCCTTGCCGACAGCTATTTATTTTAGTGGTTCATCAGAATATAATCAAAATGGGGTTACTCTTGTTGGTAATGTAATATCTACTACCACTACCCCATATATAATCACCCAAATATCAGCCTCCTACATACCAGATGCAAGTGGGTGGTATTTAATAGATACATATTATGCGGATGCTGATTTATTGACATGGGATGGAAGTGCTATC